TCATAGGGTTTATTTCATTTCCCTTAGATGCTAACTTTAACGTCATCATATCGTGAGGAGTGCCAAAACTTTGTCCAGATAGTTTAGGATCATTACCCTCTGTTTCTATTTGAGCATGTCTAAAGGCTGTCATTAAATCTTCTATAATTAAATCTTCTTCCGTCTGTCTTTCTGATTCTGATAATTTAAATAAATTTTCATGAATATATTTTCTAGAGAATAATTTAGAATCCTGCATAGTTAAAGCTAGATTCATTTTCTCTGTTAATATTTCTATTTTCTGTCTTTCATAAACTAAAGAAGGATTATTTAAAGATAATGAAAAATCTATCAATTCTTCATTTTTATATCCCTGAGTATATAAATGAATGATTGCAATTTTATTTAATTCTGATACAATTATTTTTTGAATTCTTTCTATAGTTCTAGCGAATCGAACATCTTCCGCTGCAATCATAGATTTTCCTTCGGTATCTTTATCGTATCCTAAGAATGGTTTTGGTATTTTTAGGGCAGCCATCATTCTATTCCTAACATACTCAATATCATCCATAAATCCTTGATTCCCTAATCCGGGTAAAGTGGATATTTCACTACTCGCATCTTTTCCTCTAACTGGTAAATAATAATCCTCCAACATGTTTTGAAGATTAAATTTTAAATTATAATCTCCTGTTCTCTCATCAACGTAAGGTGTTTTCTTCATTGATGATATAATAGTTGCCATGTAATTATCTACGTCAGTAGGAGGAATACTACCAACATTAATTTTAAATACTCTTCTTTCCGGGGCTCTCATTATCCTATGGATTAACATAGCATCCTCCATTAAAGTAAGCATTTTAAAAATCTTTCTTGCTGGTTCTATCTGACTTCTACCATAAGGTAAAAAATTACTATCCGATAATAGTCTAAAATGAGCTACTTCATGATAATCTAATTCTTTATTTTTTCTTTCTTCATTTCTATAAATTATAGGGCTCATCTGTGTAGTATGCAATCCTTCGTATATAAATTTAACTTCATAAGGATTATGAGGGTTTGTGCCTTCTGTTCTCCTAACCTCGTAGGCGGAAAGAGGTATAACATTTTTAATTCCTAATCCTTCTTCTATATCCAAATACAAATAAAAATCTCCATACTTACACAAAGATCTAGTCCAGCTCCAAAGATTATACTCTATGTTTAGTATGTCATAAAATAGATTATAAAGAATTTTTTTAATATTTTCGTTTGGAGTATTTATGTTTAGTAAATCTCCTTCCACGGACATTACGGTGCTTTCGTCTGCATAAATATCTAAGGCCGACGCAATAATAGGATCTGTGTCCATCGCTTCGTAATCTGTAAATATTTGAAGCTTAGAGGAATGGAAGTTTATAGTATTGTTATTCGGAGAGTATCCGTACTGTCTAGTAGTATGTAGACCTGAAAATCTATCTACATAAGCTGTTTTTTCCTTTGCTCCAGCTCCTTGTAATCTAGAGGTGTCTATGACTTTTATACGATCTTTTCCTATCCTTCTAACTATGACTTGTGTAGAGAATAGTCTCTTTAGTTTTGCTTGTATTGAATTGTCCATTTTTTTATTTTATAAGCCAAGTTAAACTTTCTGATTCATTACTTCTAGTTTTCATAGACCATGAATCGTGTACTTTGTTAGAATTACTTGGAGTGTATATAGTTTTTGTTGTGTTATTTAGTAAAGTCCGAGAAAAACTTAAACCTAAAGTTTTCATTTTCAAAGAAGTATCTCGAACCCAAAGACCGATAGCAAAAGACATAACTAAATCATCATTGTATCCATCTCTAGCTTCTGCTTTGTGGTCTTTCCAAACAAATGTAAATAATTCCTGTATTAATCTCTTACTATATACTATCGGCGATTTTTCTCTAAAATATGTCTCTAATTTAGAAATCATTACAGGCCTTGTTTTAGTAGATGTCGTAAATCCGGGAACCATGTTATCTTTAAGTAAATAGTCTTGATTTATATTAACATGCACATCTGGGTCTACAAAAGGATCATTGCGAAAAGTATAGTATAAATTTTGGTATCCTAAGTCCAAAATAGTTTGTAACACTGCCCATCCAACATAAGCATTTTCAATAGCAAGTAAAGCACCGTTATATTCAGAGGCTATACTCATCAACAAATGCCCAAATTCGGTGGTGCCAATCATACTCTTAAATTCTGCAACTTGTTCTAAAGTCTCTATATTTAAAACATGAAATGCAGAAAAATCAGAAGAATCTCCCCTAGATACATCCGCACATACAACATAAGTACAATCACTCTCAGGGTACTTCCATATCCACAAATCTCCTGCTTCTCCTCTTTTTTCAATAGGATCTTTTACACAATTATTTTCATACCAGACTAATATACTACCGTCAACTACGGTATGTCCGGATGTTAAAAAGTCTCCATCACATTCTTGAGCTGCCGCTTTTTCTCCTAATAAAATGTCTTGTTCTTTTCTCCATTTCCAATCTCTCTCCGGATGAACAGTCCACGGTAAAAATATAGAAGTAAAATCTCCCCCATTTAATGATTCTTGCCAAATTCTATGAAATAAATTACCAACTCCATTTGGTGTAGACAGCAAAATACAACTACCTCCTGTAGCTAATGTAGATTGTGCAGCTGTCCATATTTCTTCTGAATTAGTAATGTGTGCTGCTTCATCTATAACTAATAAAGACAATGCCTCCGATCTCGCTGAATCTGGGCTAGATGATACTGCTTTTACACTAGACCCATTATTTTTAAATCTGAGCATCATTTTATTATCTTCTAAGGTTTCTTGTTTTAACCATGATGGTAAAAAATCATGCATCAATCTAATTTTAAGAACTAAATTTTTTGCTATATCTTGTTTAGTTGCAATAATAAGAACTTTATATCCATTATTAAATATCATATTATGCAAAATGAATGCAGCTGATAATGTAGAAATTCCTAACTGCCTACCCTTATTTATAATAATGTACCTTTCTTTGTACATCTTTTCTAATGTAGTCTCTTGAAATGGATAAAGACCAAATAAAATTCTACCTTTCTTTGGATGTTCTATCTTACAATATTTTTTAGTAAAATATATTGGATCTTTTGCACATTTTTTATATTCTTGAGCTATCGCTAATTTTACTTTATTCGTTGACATCTATATTTAAATCTTTTTCATTTATATTATATGTTTCCATAATTTCATTTTTTAAATCATTAAAATCTGATTTAATCTTTTCTAAAAATGATTCTTTATTTTCGATTGACCATTTTTCAATAGATCCATCCGCATTAGAATATCCCATGTTATCAAATGATCTTAATAAAACTTCTACTTCTTTGGCTGCTTCTTTTAAAAATGAAATGGCATTCTCTTTCTTTTTATCATGAACGTAAGAATCAAATTTTCCATTTAATTTCAATTCTGCTTCGTATTTTATTGTACATTCCAAACATCTTCCTGTTTTTTTTCCTAATTTTATATCTGCTTGACCAAATACTTTACCTTCACATGTATCTAAGCAATTTGGAAATTTCTGTATTTCATCTAATTTTTTTAAGATTTCTCTAACTCCTTTTGCTCTTTTTACTTTATATCCATCTCTTTGTTCCCATTCTGTAACATCCCCCATTGGTGATACTTCTTCCCAAATATCTCCAACTTTTCTTATTTGTGAATCTTCTACTTTTCTATATCCAATCGTCGTTCTTTTTTGAGATTTATGTTCCCCAACTAGAAGTTTTTTTACAGCTTCTATATTTTTTAATTTACTCATGATTTTCTCCTTTTTCTAGTTTTGTAACTCTTTTATTTAAATCTTTTACCAAATCATATAGCTCTTGAATAGCTTTTAAATTATACACCGATAGTTTATCATAGTTAACAGCTAGTACTCCTTTTTGTCCCTCTATCTTAAACTCTTTTAATAATCCTGTTTTAAGGCCATCGGTTATATCTTGAGCTATAATACCTACTTCTTTATCGTTTACATTAGAAGGAACTCTATGAGATGTTGAATTTTTGTTAACTTCTAATATGACTCCTTTTAATTCATCCGTGTTCCAATTATAATTAACAGGTTTTATGCTATATAGTTGTTCTAGCACAGGATCTATTTCTTCTATATCCTTTTTTAGCCTTCTATCCGAGAATGCTGCAAATGGTCCGCCTATGCCTCTCTCTCCTTTTTGTCCCTTTTGTCCTGTAGGACCGGTAGGACCGGTAGGACCAGTTGGACCGGTAGGACCCGTTGGAC